CCACCTGTATTTGTTATAGTAGTAAGACCCGAACCTGCTAAAGTTGAATTAGCACCATTAGCTTGTACAGCACTTCCGCCACCTATAGTAGTATTTATAGCAGTACCTAGAGCAACTGTACTATAAGTTCCAGTACGCATACCGCCAGCACCACCACCGCCCATAGACCAACCACCACCACCACCAGCGACTACAAGATAGTCTATATCATAAGGTTGTAGACCTCCGGCATTAAGACCAAAAGCCCTAGCAGCATTTATTGCTATTGCAGTTAGTCTAGGCAAACTGTGTTAAGACAGCAAGTATAGTAAATGCTGCAGACCCTGTTTTAATTATTGTATATGTATATGAATCAATACTATTAGCATTACCTTCTGTAGGAGCTGAACCACCTTGCCATTCTGGAGTAATACTACTTCCATCAACTTGTACTACTGTATTTCTATATTCAGATCCTGTTATTGTTACAAGATGAACTAATGTAATAGCTTCACCTGTAGCCAATACAGAATCTAATGAAGCTCCACTTGAAGCTCTAAAATTAACAGTCCAATCACCTGATGCAGCAGATGTATAATAAACTACTGATTGTGTATTTGTATCATAATTAATTGTTCCCGTTGCAGCAGTTGCTGCTACTGTTATTTTTTCTGTAGAATTTACAAAGGTTGAATAATCAGAAAGAAGAGCAGTTGTTGCTGGTAAGGCAGTTAAAGATGCACCACTAATTGCTGGTAATGCTCCAGTTAGATTTCCAGAGGTTAAAGATGTTAAACTAGCTCCACTAATAGCAGGTAAAGCTCCCGTTAGTTTACTAGAGGACATAGCTGCTATCTTTGCATCTGTTACATTAGAATTTAAAATCTTTGCAGTGATTACTGCATCATTTGCTATAGTAAGAGCTGTTGCTCCCGTTACATCACCTGTGTGTGTAGCATTAGTTACTTTAGCAGTATTGGCTGTAATAGCACTTGCTTGACCACTTGTAATTCCAGTCTTTGCTGTGTTTGCTGTAATAGCAGAAGCCTGTCCAGAAGTAATTCCTGTTTTAGCTGTATTGGCTGTTATTTCAGAAGCTTGTCCACTAGTGATTCCTGTCTTGGCAGTATTAGCTGTTATTGCACTAGCCTGTCCTGATGTGATGCCTGTTTTAGCAGTGTTAGCGGCAATTTCTGTATTGATTGAGTTAGCTAGTTTATCAGCAGTAATTGCATCATCTGCAATCTTAGCTGTAGCAATTGCTCCTGTAGATAAGGCGCTAGTAACATCAGCACTTGATAATGTTACTGAACCAGTTCTTGTATTAAAAGCAGTTACTGCTCCTGTTGCAGAGAAGGCAGCATCTTGCCATGCTGAACCATCCCATATATATAGTTGTTCTGATCCACTTGTATTATTATAATATAAAGCACCAGTAACTGTAGTAGTTGGTGCTGAAGAAGATACTCCTAAGTATTGTGTAGCAAAGTAATTAACTGGACTAATATTTGTAGCAGTAGTATTAACATTTGCTATATTAGTAGCTACTGTTCCAATATCTGAACCATCTGCAGCTACTGTAGTTACATCTGCACTAATACCTGCTACTGTTGTAACGTTTGCTGCAACTCCTGCTACAGTAGTAACATTAGCACTAACACCAGCAACGGTCGTAACATTGGCTGAAACTCCAGCAACTGTTGTTACATTAGCATCTATACCACCTACTGTGTTTACATTTGTTATATTATCAGCAACTGTAGTAACATCCACTACTTCGGCTGCTGTAAGTGTTGTAAATAACCAAGCTGTTGTGCCTAGGTCATATACTTTCATTCTATTTAGTGTTGTATTATAATAAAGGTCTCCATCTGTTAGAGCACCTCCATCATTATCTGTTGTAGGGTCGGAAGACTTAGCTCCTAGATATAAATCATCAAAGGTATCTACATAACCTGCGGCAGCCGTTGCACTATCTGATGATGCTGTTGCACTTACAGCGGCAGCGTCTTTACTTACTACTGCTGCGGCGGCACTAGCTGCTGCTTCTGCAGCTTTAGTTGTAGCTAATGTACCTTCGCTACTTGCATCTGTAGTTGCATCTCCTGAACCACCAGGTCCTCTATATATAGCCATGTATTACTCCCTAGTCTTTTCTATTAAATATACTTTTCTTTGCTTTTACTTCCTTTTTACCATCCTCAACTAATTCATAACCATGATGTCTTTTCATAGCCTCTATATCTATTTGTTCTGTAAATTCTACTTTGTTTCCTGTTTGTACACATTTATACCAAGCCATTGTAAATCTCCTTTATAAAGATATACCCTCCGAAGAGGGTTATCTAATATTACTTATTACGCAGGTACAGCTATTGCAAAACAAGAGTCATCACGTAATTCTTTAACACCATAGATTGTATCTGAAGTGTAAAGAGTACTTAAATGATCCTGTTTATATTGAGTCTGTGACCTAACACTCATTTGTTCAACTAGAACTGCTGCGTCTTGATGACCCATTAGACAAATTCTAGCTGCTGTTGAGCCTGAAGTTGTAGCACAGTTAGAAGAAACATATACTGGCATACCATAAAGGTTACCAATTTGTCCATTTCTAATTGTGTTAGCATTTCCTGATTCACCAACAAAGTCCATAGCTGTATAACGATCAAGACCCATTAATGTATTTCTAGCTGAAGGTGGTACTAAAAAGAATCTACCCTCTGTAGGTACATCATTGTCATCTAGTCGTTGAATAGTTCTACGGATAGCTGCATCTGTAAGAACAGCTTCATTATTAGAGCCTGCAACATACTCAGTAGTACCATTACTACCAATAAGTGCTTTGGTGTAAGCTGTTGTACCGGAACCACCATTAAAGCCAGCACCTAGATTAATTAAGTTAGTATCAACTTGTTTAGCCAATGCATAACCTGCATCCTCTGTATAAAATCTACGAAGTGATGACAGTGCTTGTACTTCTACAATATCCTCAATAAAACGAGAATACTCATAATGTAGATTAATTGGTACTTGTACTTCTGTTTCAGTAGCTGCTATCAATGTTACTGCTGTTGATGCTGCTTTTACTGATGCTGCCCCTCTAGTAGGTTTAGGGATATGAATTACATCTCCTTTTTTACCTTTGAAAGACATCTTTTTAAAAACGTTTGCAGCTACTAAGTTTTTCTTATAAGCTGCTATTACTTCATCAGACCATATTTCAGGTATGAATACTGCTCCTGTGGTCGTAGTGACCGCTGGGGTAGGATAAGCCATGTTAATTACCTCTCTAAATTGTTATTTAAATAACTCGCCCTTCCTGGTAAGCTGACATTATCTCATCGGATAATGAATCGTACTTGTCTGGGTCCGTTTGCATAAGTTTAATAATATCGCTTCTACGATACTTCTTTTTAGAAACAGGTTCATTACTTCCTTTACTACCTATACTAGCCGCTTTCAACTGATTGTCTTTATCAATCTTACTTGTCTCTGTTACTTTAGCAATTCTTTCTTGCTTATCAGTCCAGTTACTAAGTAGTTCATGACCAGAGTCATAATCAAAATGTACTTCTGCTCTATTGTATAGTTCAGAACGAACTTTAGAAGACTTGATCCACTCTGCAAAAGCAGGGTCTTGTACCATTTGTTCCAGTTCTGGAAACTCTGCATTTAGCCTAGTTAATGTAGCAGTACGCTTCATCTCTTGAGCTGCTTGCTGTGCTTCTTTAATAGCTGGGTGGCTATCAATCTGACTTTGAACATTCTTGGTAGGATTATCAAAAAAGTCTTCTGGTGTTACTGCTTCTTGAGTCGATGCTTCTTTCGAAGTTTGTGTTTTAATGAAATCATCAACAACTCTCCTTAGCTCACCTACTTCAGACCCTTGTTTACCAATTAACTTTTCAGCTTCTTGATGCATTGCTACAATGTCTTTAGCAGATTTACCTTTATACTTCTCAGGTAAGTCATCTTCTTCTAGCTCTACTTTCTCCTTTGGTTCTTTTTCAGGTATTGGTTCCAACTCTGCTTCTAATGTTGTTTTAACCAAATCTAAATCATCTGCCAATTCTGGAGCTTGTATTTCTATTATTTCATCTTCAACTTCTTCTATTATTTCAGCCATATTATTTCTCCTGTGCTTAATAGCATTTTAGGAAGGTTACCTTGGGGACTAATCCTCAGCAGCCTCTTTTTGTTTTACTCTAGATTGATCCCAATGTTTTCTTTCCCAGGACAGAGTAGCACCTGGAAAAGACCCAGACCAGCCTTCAAGTTGGATTGATGGTGTACTTATAATTTTATAAGCAACCTTTCCACAAGTAGGACAGTCATGTTTTTTAGTGTATTCAACATAGTCTTCAAAGACTCCACATTGACTACACTCAAATTCAAAGAATTTCTTCATTATTTTCTAATTCATTATAAGTTTCTTGAGAAACATTTTTTAATGTTAATATCCAATTAAGTATATCTAGTTGACCTTTTCTTCTATTAAGAGTTTTCTCATCTTCTACAGAATTTAAACTATTATATTGATCATGTAGTTTTTGAGCATCTTCTATTAAGTCTAACCATCCTTTTGATACCATCATTTTAAATCTTTCTTCATAGTACTCTTGTAAATCCTTATCCATATTAATATTATACCATAAAATTATTAAAAAGTCAAGCTATTTCTTATTAGACATCTGCATTTTTACAATTTCTTTGTTATCAATCATGTCTTTTTCTTTCATTTGTAGCTCTTGTTCTTTAAGCATAAGCTCTGCAGTTTGAACTCTTCGTTTAAATTCTGCTGCTTGTTCATCAGCTTCACTAGGTAAGTTAGTAGCTAAGGCTGTCATCATCTTAGCTTGTACCTCTTGAGGTTTCATCTGAGCACTAACCATGTAGTTCTGTGCTTGTGCAGTATTCTCTTGTGCTTCTGATTGTTGTAACTGTATAAGAGCTTGTGCTTGAGCCATAACTACTTGCTGTTGTTGTTTTGTTTTTTCTTGTGCTTGTTGTTGTGATTGCTGTAGAACCATCTTAATATCTGATTTATTAGCAAGACTAGAATTAGCTACAATACCCTGTAATAATAAAGGTACAACAGGACTAGTAGGTCCTAAAGTTTTAAGTAAATTAATAAACTGTATCTGTTCTACTTCTTTAGCTAAATTACCTAATGATCCATTAGGAACAAACTTATAGTCTGCCACTGGAAAATGCTCTGGATCAAATTGCATAAATCTATGTGCTGCTTTCTCAATAAAAGGTATTAAGAAGTTTTCTTGGAAGTTTACTAGAGTACGCTTATTCTTCTTAAGTATTGTAGAAAGTGTTACTGATAATTCACCGCCTGTTGGTTGTTTCATATCAGCAGCTGTATTTAATGTGTTAGTTGCTTGTAAAAGCATTTGTTGGAATTCTTTTGCTGTAGTTAAATTAGATGCATCTGTTTGACCAAACTTAAATGGCATTAGAACTTCACCAGGAGAACCATTAGTTAATAATGTTTTACCAGGTCGGATTTCAAACTTAGCTCCACGAGGAAGTCTAGTTGCATCCATACCCATCATAGGTGCTGTAGTTAATGCTAGGCTATCTAAATGAGCTCTTAGTTGAGCATCTATAGCTTTCTGCATGTTATAACCTTTTTCTGCTACACCACGACCCCAGAATCTATTAGGAACTGTATCATCTTGGTAAGCAACAACTGGTCTATCTTTCATCATGTAAGGAGAACGTTCAGCTTTAAGAAGAACATTATCATTACCAATTACTACAATAGCTTCAACAAGATCTCCATATTCTGCTAGTAAATCTGTACCACCTTCTATAAAATCAACTACTCCATCTTCTGGATCATCTATAAGTTTTTCTGGAACAAGTCCATAGTACCTAACAACCTTAACTTTGTCATGATCATACTCTTCATCTATCCATGATTCTTCTAAATCAAGGTCATTTGAAGCATTACCACCAAGATCAGCTTTTTTATAGACACCTGATTCCATATTCTCAGCTACTTTATGTGAAGATACAAATTCTTCAATAGCAACACCCATTGCGTCTGCAATACTTGTAGCATTTGGGTCAATTAAGAAGTTTTGAGGACTAATTGGGTTAAGAATAACATTAAATTTATCCTTTGAGACTGTACCTATAGCAATACTCTCTACTTCATCCATAGGTTGTGTAGATGGAATAAGTTCTTTTGTTCTTTTAAGAGATAATTCACCAATACCAGTACCATAAATACTAGCTAATAGGATAATATCTCCTACATTCTTACGTAATCCATTCTTTTTAAAGCATTCTTTCATGTACTGTTGAAGATACTGAATATCTTTGTCATCTTTATCAGCCATATCATCATCAATACTAAATAAACTATCTCCCGACCCAAATACACCTTCTTCAATTTCAGATGCATGGTTTTCAATAGCTTCTTGTAGTGCTGGAGAAACTAATCTACTTCTTTCAGACTCTCTTAGTTTATCTTGAGCAGCCCATTCCCCTCTCCACAGTCTTTCATACTCTTTCCAACTTTCAAGATAATTAGTATCCCTATTATCTCTCCAGTCATCTAAATGTCCTTGAATCCAAGAAACTAATTGTGATGGTGTTCTATATTCTGCCATGTTATGTCCTATTAATTAATATCCACTGACTACGTCTAGTACTTCGTAATCCTCGTCTACATCTTCAAAGTGTACATCTACAACTTGTACTTGATCAATATAAGCTAAGGCATCGACCAAATCATCATGTAACTGACTATTAGGAAAATTTACTAATTGATCAATAAAATGATTATTCCATGAACCATAATTTAATGTTACTCTATCATGTTCAAACCTTCCTTGTAATGCCCATACTATTCTTTCTGTTTTCTTTTGATTACCATGAGTACAGTCATCAATTCTAAAAAACATACCATTCTTCTGCATTAAATCCATTAAGTATGGAAGAGCAGCATTCTTTAAACTACCTTTTTCTATTCCTATTTTTGTTGGTTCATACTCTCTAACAGCTGAGAAGATTTGTTCGCAAGTTTCCTTAATATCCCATCTACCATGTTTAATATCAGCAACCCACCAGCCCTCTTCATGGACTTTAACGATGGCAATCGCTGTTTCATCCAGCTTACTATTTTTGTTACCTGCGTCTTTATCCACTTTAATAAATCCAGCCAAATCGACTGCAATAAAATAATTCCCATCTTCAGGTTCTTCTTCATCTATATGTATCCATTCCTCTTTAAATATGTCTCGTGATGCTGCTTCAAATGAAGCCATAAATTCTTGTCTAAATGCAAAGCTACTCATTGAGTTCTTTGCTGCTTCTATTTCACTAGCAGGTATTAATGGATTATCATAAGAAGAATAATGAAATGCGTGCCAGTCATCATCCTTTTTTCCTTCAGCATATTTCCATAGTTCATAAAAGTGGTTACGACCCTTAGGTGTTCCAATAAATAAAGCTCCACCCTGAACGTCAGCTAATGCTGGACGTAGAATCTGTTCCCATACATTTGGTTTAATATCAGCATATTCATCTATTACTACATAAGCTAATCCAACACCACGCAGTGTATCAGGTCTATCTGCGCCTTTTAAATATATCTTACGTCCATTTACTAATGTAAGAACAGACGTATTTTCATGAGCTGCTGAGATAACCTCATGTCCTAATTCTTTAAGTACTCCCCACATAATATCTCTAGCTTGCTGATATGTAGGTGCAACATAGAATACATCCTTTGATGTAGACTGTAAGGCTTCTATTAATAGTATCCAGGCTGCTAGCCTAGACTTACCAAACCTTCTTCCGGCTGCTACAATCTTAAATCTTTCTGTACTATTAAATACTTCTCGCTGCTTATCATGAAGCTTTACATTTAAATCAGTCATTTATTCTACTTTGCAGGTAAGTTAACTAGCAGTTTTCCGGCTGCTAAAACAGCAGCGAGGTCAGAGTCCTCTAATAATAATTTAGTCATTTGTGATTTATTAAGTCCTCGTAATGAAGATAATGCACTTCCTTTAGTATTCCATGATGAATTATTAAACTGCTCCTCAAACTTCTCACCAAAGTAAGCACTAGAATTTTTAACTAGGGACATTGCTGTCTTTGGTTCTACTTGCCAATAAGACTTAGCAGGACCATTATTTTTCTGTACTTTTGTTTTGTACTGAGATTCTATTTGACCAATCTTAGTTAGAAAGTCTGTTATATCTTCTGCAGAGTATCCTTTATCGGTATCAAAGATATCAGCAGCAATATCTATAGAAGCTTCTGCTTCTTTAGGAACAGTATAGTCTAGTGCTAACCTATATCTAGCTTGTGTATTCTTTACTAAACTATCATCTGTTTGATAGTATTTTCCCCAATTAGTTACAAAATCAAAACCTGGAATGTCATTACTATCATATCCAAGGTCATTAACCTTTTCAGCCTTTTCAAGCATATCAAAGTAATTCCAATTTTTTTTAGGTAGCAAGTCTTCTTCTTGTATAACGGGTGGCGTAAGATTAACAGGGGAGGGCTCTGCTTCATATTCTTGATTCATATTCATACTAAAAGGACTACCATCAAGGTTAGTAACAGTATCATCAAGCTTCATAGCACGAGCAAGCTTCTCAGCATCCTGACGTGTTATTGTTGTAACGGGCTCAAAGGTACTATCCATGGTTCTATCCAGGAGTCTCTGTGCATTTCTAAAAGCATTATTAGCTAAATCACTTCGTGCCATCTATAGTCTCCATGTCTAATACATCTATTTCGTTAATTTTAGGATCTTCTACACCTGATATGTGTATCTGAATTTGATTACCATTACTTTTCATTTTATTAATATAATCTGTTGGAAGGACTCTATCCATAACAATCTTTAAACATGCCATTTGATCATCATCGTCATCATCCAGAGCTTTCATTAAAACTTTATCTACAACCCTCTTACCTTTAGAGTTAAGTAACTGTGCAAGAACCTCTTGAGATCTAGCTTTCTTAGAAGCTGGTAATATTGCATTACTCTTACGTACCTTTGGACTCTTAGTCTTTCTCTTTATGAGGGGTAGCCCTTGGGCTGCTCTTATCTCATTTGTTGCATCAATAGTTCTTCTACCCATGACTTCCAAACATTACTTATCCTTTTTATATACGTAAGACATAACTAAACAGAGTAGTCCTGCTCCTAGTCCAGTAGCCAGTGCTTCTGTAGTTACACCACCAAAACTAGACGGGTGTGCTACCATATCAGCAAAGACAGTAAAGAAACCTATAGCTCCTGACATAGCATACTTATTATGTTGCCATTCCTTATTACCATAGATTATTACTATTAATGTAGCAAGAGATGCCATCACTCCTACTTCTAATGCTTTCCCCCAATGACCTAGAGTCATGGTGAGTAAGTTACCTTGTGTCATCATTACCATACATGATGATGCTGATTCGGAGAGTCTCTTTGAAAATATACTTTTATAGTTCATACTTCTCTCCTCTTCATCATACTATGATTTATATAATTAATGATTACATAACTATAACTGTTACTATTACTACTAACTTCTTATTATACTAATATTATATCATACTTTTAATTGAAAGTCAAGAGATAATTAAAGATAATTACAATTCTTTTAATTACCCCTTGCTAAATAGGACGAAGTCCTCTATTTTCCCTTTGATAAAACTAGTGTGGTTCTATTAAAATCTAAGATCAAATGCAATTACTACCCCCCCTTATAGATAATAATATATATTATTTTAAGGAGAAAGATATATGAGAGATTAGATACACATAGATCTATCTAACTATAAGCAAACGTGTATACATATTAATACATTAAGTACCTGAAAGAATTATCTTTTATCCAATTATTATTTAGAGGAATTAATAGTCTTTATTTATTTAAAACCTTTATGAAAACAAACTAAACAAAGTCAAATACAATAGTGTTGATAACCCAGAACATGTAGTTATAT